GATTACTCGCAGGTACGGGTTGAAGGCGGCAAGCTCCGGGTGTTTTCCAAGAGCGGCAGGATGGAAGTCTCTGACTTCATCACCCTCAAGGAGCACCCGGAGATCCCCGTCAAGCGCTATGAGCCGCGCCTGATCAGGGCCGGCATCGGCGCGTATGAAGAGTTCTGCCTCACCGACTCCTGTCTGATCATGCACGGCAAGGAGGCCGGCTTCTACCTGGTGGCCGGCCGCTCGGCATCGGCGTAATGCACCATGGGGTTCTTCAGCTTCGTGGAGCCCAAGCGCCCTAGGCGCGATACGGGCCGCATCTCTGTCGAAACACTCCATGCTGCCGGATGCAAGGCATGTCCCCTCGCATCGCTCCATTGCGATTTGCACAACCCGGACATGCCAGCAACGGGATGTGAGAACCCCCAAGTCTACCTGCTAGGCGAAGCGCCAGGGGAAAAAGAGGATCGGCAGGGCCGCCAGCTCGTCGGCAAAGCAGGCCGGCTCCTGCGCTCTTATATGCCCCCTGAATGGCACTCTAAAGTCCGATGGAACAACTGCGTAAGGACCCGGCCAAAGGAGGGGGACGGCAATCGCACGCCCACCCAGGTCGAGATCGAGTGCTGCCGTCCCTCTGTCATTGCCGACATTGAGAAGACAAAACCGGAAGCTATCTTCGGGTTCGGCGGAGTACCCCTCAGATGGGCACTCGACATGACGGGCATCACCAAGTGGTGCGGGCGCATGGTGCCGATCAAGGTGGGGTCGCATACGTGCTGGTTCTTCCCCATGCTGCACCCCTCATACCTCGCCCGGAAGGCGACAGAGCGCGGCTTCCGCTCGAAGGGCTACGGCTCCGATGAAGAATTCCAATTCGCGCTAGACATGAAGCGCGCCTTCGCTGCCGTCAAAGCCGGACTACCGAAACCTATTGTCCATACAAAAGAGACCGCACTAGAGGGCATCGAGGTCGAGTGCAAGGACGCGCGGCGCATCGTCGCCTTCCTCCGATCGCTCTATGAGGAGAAGGCCGTCGGCCTCGACTACGAGACGAATAAGAAGAGGCCATATGCGGCAGGAGCCAAGATACTCACCGTCGCGCTATCTACAGGCGCCCGCACACTCGCCTTCCCGATTGATCACTCAGGTGCGACATGGAACCACGAAGAGCGCGAGCTGATCATGCGGGAGCTCAAACTCTTCTTCCACAAAGCCAAGTGCCGGAAGATCTCACACTTCCTCAACTTCGAGCAGGAGTGGTCGGCGTTCTGGTTCGGCAAAGAGATCTTGCACGGAACGAAGTGGGGCGACACGGCCTCACAAGCCTACCTGCTTGACGAGCGCATGAAGATGGGTAAGCCCGACGCCCTCTCCCTCGAGTTCCTGATCATGCAGTACTTCGGGCTGAACGTGAAAGCCCTGTCCGGCGACCTCGACAAGAACAACTTGGACAAGTACCCTGTCGAGCATGTCTGCCGATATAACGGCCTCGATGCGAAATACCATCGGCTGCTCTGGACAAAGCAGCGAAAGCGGCTCGAGGAGGAAGGGTTATCGGACCTCTACCGGATGCACTACCCGCGCATCCCGACTCTCGTCCTCACCCAACTCAAGGGAGTACCTGTCGACCCGAAAGCCGTTGCACTCTTTGATCGACGCTACGCACGTCGCCGGGAGAAGGCCGAAGCCAGCCTCGCGCGGCTCCCTAGTATCAAGAAGTTCGAGCGGCGCTTCGGTCATTCATTCAATCCGGCAGCTTCCAAAGACGTGCTCGACTTCTTCCGGCAGATCGTCGGGGTGCCTCTGGACAATGCTGACGAGAAGGCCATTGCCAAGATAAAGCATCCGGTCGCGCGCCTGATCATTCGCTGGCGCAAAGCGAACAAGCTACACTCGACCTACGTCAAGCCGTTGATGCCAGGGTCGCCGCACCTTTACCCGGACGGCATGGTACACCCGATCATTTCCACTACCACCACTCGGACATGGCGCACCAGCTCCGAGGACCCGAACATTCAAAACTTCCCCAAGCGGCAGACGAAAGAGGTCCGCTCTCAGATCGCGGCGAAGCCTGGCTATAAGGTCGTGTCATTCGACTACGGGCAAATTCAGGCCCGGAACGTGGGCATGGAGAGCCTCGATGCTGCACTGCTGAAAGCCTTTTGGGAAGACTACGACATTCACGCGGACTGGACCTGGCGCATTATTGACAAGTACCCGGAGTGGGTTCCAGGGGGCCGCCGCGCACTCAAAGAGGACAAAGACCTCTTCAAGGCAAAGAGGGGAGACACGAAGAACCAGATGGTATTCCCATCATTCTTCGGCGCACGAGCGAAGAAGATTGCTAGTGAGCTCGGTATACCCCTGGACATTGCCGAGGAGTGCCTTGACGAGTTTTGGGAGATGTTCCCCGACATTAAAGGATGGCACGAGCGCATAGAGAAATTCTACTGGAAGCATGGCTATGTCACCGGCTGCACGGGCTTCCGCCGTCGCGCTCCGATCAGCCCCAATGAGCTGATCAATGCGCCTATTCAGGCGGATGAAGCCGCCATCGTGCTCGATGCCATGATACGCCTCTCCAAGATAGACCATGACCTGCTTCAAGCGAGTATGGAGATACATGACGACCTGACCTTCATTTGGGAAGAAAAGAGGATTGATGAACTGGCCGAAATCGTTGTGCGGGAGATGCTGGCATGCCCCTTCGAGTGGGCGAACGTGGTCCCTATCGTTGTTGAAATGTCAGTCGGTCAGAACTGGGCGGACAAGGCGACAGACGGCCTCGCCAATGGAGGGGTGTTCCGGTCGGACAAGTGGACAGGAGCGATACGTGGTTAAGAAGCTGTTTCTCACATGGGATGACTTCGATGATGGCGTCTACGCTGCCATCGCCGACTATAAAGCCGGGCCACTCGTCGGCAAACTCAAAGGCGTCTACGGCATCCCGCGCGGGGGTGTGATCCTCGCCGCCTCATTGTCGCACCACCTGGACATTCCATTACTAATGGAACCCGAGGACTGTTGCCTTATCGTTGATGACATCCTCGAGTCCGGCGACACGATGCAAAAGACCATCAATCGCTTCTATCAAATATTCCCCAAGGGAAAGTTCGCCGCATGGGTATGGGTAAACAAGAACCCGTCTCTTGTCGCCGGGTACGGTCGCTTCGAGAGCCCGGAGGCGTGGGTTGTTTTCCCCTGGGAGGATTGGCAGAAAGCAGAAGAGGACGCTCGCAAATATGAGCTTACACACAAGGTATAGACCCAAGACCTTCGACAAGGTGCTCGGCCAGGATGCTGCCGTCCGATCACTTAAGGCCAATCTCAAGAAAGGCGTCCAGACCTTTCTCCTGACCGGACCATCCGGCGTCGGCAAGACGACTCTCGCACGCATCGCCGCGCGCGAGGCCGGATGCTCCAAGGCAACGATCCATGAGCTGGACGCCGCGACATATACGGGCGTGGACAACATGCGGGAGATCAAGCAGCTCGTTCAGTACAAGCCCTTTGGAGACACGGAGCGGGTCGCCGTCATTCTGGACGAGTGCCATCGACTGTCGAAACAGGCTTGGGAGTCGCTGCTCAAAATCATCGAAGAACCTCCCGCGCATCTGCTGTGGTTCCTCTGCACAACGGAGCCGGCGAAGATTATGACGACCATCAAGACGCGCTGCGTCTCACTCAATCTGAAATCCGTGCCGGAGAAGACGCTCGGCAAGCTTTATGATCGGGTGGTGAAGGCCGAGGGGATCGAGCTACCGGGAGATATCGGCGACCTTATCATCAAGGAGGCTGGCGGCTCGCCCCGGCAGATGCTCGTCAATCTCGCGCTCTGCACCGATGCCAAGACGAAAGCCGAGGCGGCAGCACTCCTGCAATCGGCGCAAGCCTCGGACCCCACCATAAAGCTGGCGCGGTACCTATGCTTCGAACGACGGAAGGATTGGGCGGGGGCCATGAAGATCGTCGCTGAGTTCACCGACGAAAGCCCCGAAGGAGTACGCATTGTCATTTGCAACTACGTCGCCGCATGCTTGAAGAACCCGAAGGTAGCAAAGCCAGAGTGGCTGCTCCACATCCTCGAGATGTTCTCCGAACCCTACCGTGAGTATGAGAAGATGGGTCCGCTGATGCTCTCGATTGGCCGCGTACTCTACGCATGAGAAGTATGTCATGGCATGACGAAAATGAAGACGAAACTGGGCCGCCGAAAGGGGTACGAAGAGCAGCTCGATCTCGAGGATGCCATCGCTCGCAAGAAGAAAAAGCGGAGCGTCATGACTCCTGTCGGCATGCTCGGTGCCTTCGAAGATGCCGGGCTGACAATCGGGACTTTCTACAACCCGGATGATGACAAGATCACCCTCGAGACGTTTGACGGCTGCTTGAGAATTGACGAGCATGCACTTGAAGAGGCGGTACAGGAACAGCCTGACCTTATGTTCCGCGTATCGCGGAAGCTCGCCCTGCAAATCTCGCGACGGGACGCGGCAAAAACATATCTAGCGACCGTGGAGGCGCAGGTCGATGCCTGGCTCCGGCGGGGCGCCAGGAACTCAGAGGTCAAGCTGACAGAGGGCGACGTGAAGGCCCAAATTCGCGTGAACTCCAACGTCGTGCGAGCGACGGATCAGCTTCTTCGCATGGAGCACTCAGTGCGAGAATGGCAAGCCCTCAAGGAGTCTGTGGTCGCCAGAGGCCACGCGCTCCGCGAGATGGTTACGCTCTGCTCATTGAACTACTGGGCGGACCCATCGAAGGGGGCGGGCGTTCGCGGTATGAAAGACCGTGACGCCGATACTGCCCGACGAGCCATGAACCGGCAGCGTCGGGGTGTCGATTAGCAAGAAGGAGAACTGAAATGGTTCTGAGCAAGAAGGGCAAGCTGTCCTCGAAAAAGGGCAGCAAGTCCAAGCCTGGCAAAAAGAAGTCCTCGTTTGTCTACAAGGAGCGTGATCCGGCCTCAGTGAAGGCGCGCGCCGAACAGACAGGCGGACGCTTCGACTCAACGGTCAAGCCCAACGTCGAGATGTTCAAGTTCGAGCAGGGGGACAATTCGTTCCGCATCCTGCCCCCGACGTGGGACGATCATGAGCACTACGGGTATGACGTTTGGGTGCACCGCAACGTCGGCGCGGACAACTCGGCGTATCTCTGCCTCAACAAGATGAAGGGCAAGTCCTGTCCGATCTGCGCTCTCTATAAGGAGCTCAAGGACGATGGGCAGGACGAGGACGCCAAGTCCATCGCTCCCACTCGGCGCGTCTACATGTGGGTCATCGACCGCGACGCCGAGGACGATGCTCCGAAGCTCATGGATATGTCATGGACCATGGACCGTGACGTGTCGGCCCTTTGCCAGAACAAGAAGACGGGCAAGACGCTTCTGATCGACCATCCCGATGAAGGATACGACGTCACGGTGAAGCGCCAGGGAACGGGTCTCAAGACTCGTTACTTCGGCATCTCCATCGACCGTGAGCCGTCGCCGATCAGCGACGACCCGGACGTGCAAGAGGGAGTCCTCGAGTACGTGCAGGAGAACCCGATCCCGTCAGTCCTGAACTTCTATGATGCCAAGTACCTCGACCGTATTCTGTCCGGCACGAGCGAGGAGGCGGACGAAGATTTGGACGAGGACGAGGAGGACGAGGACGACAAGAAGAAGTCCAAGGCGACGAAGCGCAAGAAGCCTGCCAAGGGCGGCAAGCGCAAGCCGGCTGAGGACGATGAAGACGAGGAGGAGGAGGAGGAGGAGTCCGACGACGACGAGTCCGATGAGGACGACGAGTCGGAAGACGAGGACTCCGACGAAGACGAGGATGACGACTCGGACGAGGACGAGGAGGACGAAGAAGAGTCCGAGGACGAGGACGAAGACGAGGACGAGTCCGATGATGAAGATGAGGAGGACGAAGAGGACGAGTCTGAGGACGAAGACGAGGACGAGTCCGATGATGAAGATGAGGAGGACGAAGAGGACGAGTCTGAGAACGAAGAGGAGGAAGAGGACGAAGAGGAGGAGGCTCCGCGCCGTGGCGGCGGCTCTCGCAAGAAGCCCTCTAAACCTGCAGCTAAGTCCAAGTCCAAAGCGCCGGCTCGCCGTCCGGGAGTCACCCGTCGCAGGGGCAAGAAGTGAAGCGAGCCCGTCTAAAGGGTAAGCGCGACAAGGGGGCGGCTACGGCCGCCCCCAAGTTCGCCAAGCCCCGCCTCGAACCAGGCGGCAATTACTTCGCCAGCCCCAAGCGTGACCTCAAGTTCATTCCGTCCGGGTCCAAGACGTTAGACCTGGCGCTCGGAGGGGGCTGGGCCGAGAACCGCATCTTCAACATCGTGGGTGACAAGTCCACGGGCAAGACCCTTCTCTGTATTGAGGCCGCTGCCAACTTCGCCGCGCGGTATCCGAAAGGGCGCATCCGATATGCGGAGTGCGAAAGCGCCTTCGACCCGAAGTATGCGGAAGCCCTGGGCATGCCGCTTGATCGCGTAGACTTCGGCGAGCCGCTGGAAACGGTCGAAGATCTATTTGAGGAGCTGGACCATCTAGTCAAGACGGCGAAGCATCCGACACTCTATTTCCTCGACTCTCTGGACGCACTGTCTGACAGGGCTGAGATGGGTAGGGACTTCGATGAAGGCTCCTACGGCATGGGCAAGGCCAAACAGATGTCGCAGCTGTTCCGGCGCCTCGTTACCAAGCTCTCAGCATCAAACGTGACGCTCGGCGTCGTGTCGCAAATTCGCGATAACGTGGGCGCCATGATGTTCCAGAAGAAGACGAGGCGCTCAGGGGGTCATGCCCTGGACTTCTACGCATCGCAGGTAGTATACCTCGCACAACTCGGCACGGAGAAGAAAACGATCTCCGGCATCGAGCGCCCCATCGGCCTCAAGATCAAGGCCAAGGTCGAGAAGAACAAGGTCGGGCTTCCATATCGCGAAGCCGAGTTCGAGATCGGCTTCGGCTACGGGATTGACGATTACAAGTCCTGCCTCGAGTGGCTGTCGGAGTGCGGCTCCATCGCCGAGGTCGGCATTGCCAAGACCGAGATCAAGAAGGAGGCCCGCGCGGCCATGAAGTGGGATCGGGAGAAATTCGCGGCGACAATCAGCAAGGTGCATGAAGTAGTGGAGCGCCGCTGGTACGAGATCGAGCAGAGCTTCATGCCAGCAAGAAGGAAGTACTGAAAAAATGAAGAGCATGTACTACCAATGGCTCCTGGAATACTGGCCGATGCTAGATGCCCTGCACCATGCGCTTCATCCGCTGATCGGAGGGTGCTAACGTGATCATTCCCGACGACCGCATGATTGCGCTGAAGCGGCTGACCATGGAAGATGTCGAGGCCATCCGTGAGCGCTTGGGCGATCGGCATGGCGTCAATGCCGTGTGCGATGCGGCACTCGCATGGCTCTCCGTGCGATGGTCAGGGGCCGAGGATGCGGCGGACTTCCTCGAATGGAAGTCCCGCAAGAACATGACGCAACGTGAGATCACTCTGATCAAGACGCTGAACCCGACCGTGCTCGGCGAAGAGCTCGTGCGGACAATTCAACGGGTGACAGGAGTGCAACCATGAAGCCCGGAGGTGGCAAGCAAAAGGGTGCCCAGTTCGAGCGTGACATCTGCAAGCGGCTGAGCTTGTGGGTCAGCGGAGGCCAGCACGAAGACCTCTTCTGGCGGTCGGCCATGTCCGGCGGTCGCGCTTCTGTCGGCAAGAAGCGCGGTAAGGAGCATCGTCGGCAAGCCGGTGACATCTCCGCCGTGTCGCTCGAGGGGTGTTCGCTGACTGATCGCTTCTACGTCGAGTGCAAGTTCGTCAAAAACCTGGGCCTCGAACTGTTCCTACTCGAGGATCGCGGGCCCATTGCAGCGTTCTGGTCGGAAGCAGTCGGACAGGCCCGGCGCTTCAAGAAGATGCCACTACTGATCATGAAACAAAACAGGTGGCATGGGCCGCTGGTCGTCGGGTATGAGAATGATCTCTGCCGGTTGGTTTGGAGCCATCTCCCGATACTTTTGCATAAGGTAACCGGCAAGCATTCTGTAGTGGTTTGCCGCTTCGATGCGCTTACATTGCAGGAGTACTACGATGGAAGTAAGACCCGCGTTCGATCCCAAGACTCAGACATGGTTTCACGGAAGGGTTGAGGCCCCGACAATCCGGGAGTTGCTCGCCAAACTACCGCGCGGCACGCGCATCGCGGACTACTACCCGAACGGAGACACCCCCATCCAGCGCGGCGCCGTCGCCGACCTGAGTGAGAGCCTTAACCGTATCCACCACATTACGCCGGGCTGGCGACCGAGGCCGCAACAGAGTTATCGGAGGCGCCGGACGGCAATGGCTCAATCCTGCAAGCCAGCTCCACAAGAAAAGCAGGAGCGGCCACGCCGAGGCGCGGGCCTCATTCTGGTCACGCCGGGGCAGAAGGTCGTCAAGGAAGGGCTACCACCACGCAAGCCAAAGCATGTACGGAAGGCCAAAGAGCGCTCACCCATCGACTCGAAGTACGTCCGCACAATCCACCTCAAGAATGGTGCGAGCTATCAGACCCGCATCTTCACTAACTGGTCAGACGAGCACGTAGAGCTCGTCGTCTCCTGCGTGCGCAAGGGCGAGCCCTACAGCAAGATCGCAAAGCGTGTCGGCAGGGAAGGGCGCGGAGCCATCGCCGGGCTAGTGAGTCGGCTCCGCCAGGTAGGGATGCTATGAAGAAGACCCCCTGCCTCATCTTTGACCTGGACGGCACGATTGCGAACCAGACCCACCGCCTCCACCTTGTTAAGTCCCATCCGCGCCGGTGGCAGGAGTTCTTCGATCTATGCGGACGAGATACGCCATATAAGCATATCCGCCTGATCATGCGCGCGCTCTGGAATGTGAGCCGTGGCTTCGATGCTATCCCGAAGCTAAAGCTCTTCATCGTGTCCGGCCGCCCGGACAGCCACAGAGAGGTGACAGAGGCATGGCTGTGGAAATACGGCATCCCCTACCACGAGATGTACATGCGCGTTGCAGGAGACACACGCCCCGACACCGTAATCAAAGCCGAGATCCTGGACCAGCTTGTCGCCGAGCATGAAGTGCTCTGTGCCTTCGATGACCGCCCCTCGGTGATCAAGCTTTGGAAGTCGCGCGGCATCCCCGTCCTCGAGATCGAGTCTCAGGACTGGTCGGACGATGAAGGTGAAGAGGAGTGCTATGGCCCCTGATCCAAGGATCCTTGTCACCGCGGACCTTCACCTGTCGGACAACCCGCGCGACCGATACAGGCTCGAGTTCCAGAAGCAGCTCCGCGCCATCGTCAAGAAGCACAAGGTGGAGATGGTTCTTATTCTCGGCGACCTGACCGAGGAGAAGGACCGTCACGGAGCATGGTTGGTAAATCGGATTGTCGAGGCGATGGTGCGGCTCGCCAAGCTCTGCCCCGTTGTGATCATTAGGGGTAATCATGACTACGTCGATGTCTCGGCCCCGTTTTACACGTTCCTACGCCACGTTCCCGGTATCACGTGGGTGAATGTGCCGACAGAGGCCAAAGACCTCCCCCTGCCCCTGTTACAAAGGCTGGGCCGCGTTCTATTGTTCCCCCACGGCTCCGATCCCCTGCAATCTGATCGGGAGCGCTTCGATTGGGTTTTCACCCACCAGACATTCCAAGGCGCGCATGTCGGACACGGGCAGCAGATGCGAGGACTGCCACTAGATACCTTCGGTAAGGCCGCAGTGATCAGTGGTGATATTCACGTCCCGCAAATGCTCGGCAAGATGATCCACTACGTCGGCGCACCCTACACTGTCGACTTCGGCGACAAGTACCAACCCCGCGTACTGCTGCTGCGTGATCGCGGAAAGGAGCTCGGTAAGAAGAAGGCGTGGACGGTGGCGAGCATTCCGGTTTCGGGTCCGCAAAAGCGACTTGTCGAACTCGGCAGTGTTGGCGAATTGAAACACCACCCCACCGTCAACACGAAGTACTGCAACCCTGGAGATATCCTCAAGGTGCGCGTCTTGATTGATGCGAAGCAAAAGGCGGATTGGGCGAACATTCGGCAGACCGTCCGGGAGTGGGGCGCCAAGCAGGACTTCATCATCCACACAGTCGAGCCCGTCATGCTCGAGAGCATCAGGGGTACCAACAAGAAGAAGGTGCGGAAGAGTACCGCCAAGACTGACAAGGAGTTGCTTGCGGCGTATGTGAAGGCGAGGGGCATCGAGCCCCTAACGGCGAAGATGGGCTTCAAACTATTGGAGACGGTGTAAATGAGGGTGCTACTCGAGGAGGAACTGAGGGACGACAATCTGATCCCGCTCGGGTTCCGTTGCTTTTCACTCCGCGCGGCGAACATCACCCGCGCGCGGGAGTGGGGTCAGGGTTCAAATGGAGACGTGCAGCTATCCCTATCATTCCGAGGGAACGAGCTGGCAGGTGAAACGGGTGAGGCCTGCAACATCATCAAGAAGATCGAGCGTGAGCGCCTCGGCCTTCGTGGCTCGCGCGCGACTCCCGATCAGCTCAAGGACGAGCTTGCCGACGTCGCAATGGAGTTCGGCTTCGACATGGAAGAAGCCGTTGCCGACAAGTTCAATGCGACATCTAGGGAGCGCGGCCTCAAGACGCGACTGGTGTGGTGACATGCGCCAGGTCAGAGTGGGGATCGCACAAGACGGGAAGACGCTCACCATTACCATTGTGGAGTGTGAGACCAAGCCTCCCTTCGTCGCACAGATCGAGAACATTGACCAGTTGATGATCTTCGACCGCCGGGCCAACTCCGGCATCCTGTCGGGGGCCAGCCCGTTCAGTGCTCCGCGAACGAGACATCCACAATGAAGAAGGTCGAATTCCTCGGCATTGGTATTAAGAACTTCAAAGCCTTTGCCGAGGCGCGGCTTGATCTCGAGGCGATGGGTCCAGGACTTCACTTCATTCGGGGCCGCAATCTCAAAGAGCCGGCTCTCGGCTCGAACGGTTCCGGCAAGTCGTCAATATGGGATGCTCTGTGCTGGTGCTTATATGGCCGGACAGTCGAAGGCCTCCGCAATCCCGATATAACCCCCTGGTTCGGCAAGAAGCGCGGGACCGAAGTCACCCTCGAGATGCGGGTGGACGGCAAGACCTACATCCTCACCCGATCAGCGAACCCGAACATGCTGCACCTGCAAGAGGACGGAGGCAAAGGAGAAGCACCACAGTCGGGCAGCATCGGACAGGAGCAGGTCGAGAGACTCGTGGGTTTGTCGTTTGAGACATTCACGCATACCCGACTCCTGGGGCAAGGTCGTCCACTGTTCTTCGACATGCCCCCGCGCGACAAGCTCCAGCTGTTCTCCGACGTGCTGGAGCTGGACAAATGGGAGCGCCGTGCCGAGGCAGCAACCGCGAAATCACGGGCACTCAGCACGAAGCAGGCTACCCGACAAGGAGAACTGGACGCGCTGACTGTCAGCCTGGAGCGCTACAAGGAGCAGCTCGAGGAGAGCAAGATCAGATCAAGGGAGTGGGAGGACGAGCGGCAAATACGCCTCGCGCAGCAAGAGAAGGAACTCACGGAGCTTAAGAAGGCGCGTGAGAGTCTTGAGCACCGTCACGCCGAACTAGACCCGAAGGCCGATTGGGCAGAAGTTCAATTAAAAAGCATCCGCAAGGAGATCGCGTCGGCGGTCGAAGAGATGCAAAAGGCTAACTCCCTTTTGCTGACAGCACAAGGTAATGCCGAACGGATGCGAAGGGAGATCCGCGAGCTCCGTGCATCGCTGAGTGACAAGGTCTGTCCGACCTGCGGTCAGCCGATCAAATCGGAGATTGACAAGACCCACGTCACCATCAAGATCGAGAAGGCGGAGAAGCACCTCAAAAAGATCTCGACCGTGAAGCTCGAGAAGGCCGCTGCTAAATGGAAGCGCGCCGTCCGGCTGCTCAAGGCGAGTGCCGAGAGGTGGGAGACGGAGCTGGAGAATGCGCGCCAGGAGCTCGATCTCGTCAACAAGAGTCTGGAGACAACCCGCGCGCAAATCGCTGCTCTCGAGCGCACCCGCACGGAACGCGAAGAAGAGGACAACCCCTATACCGCGCAACTGCAGTCCGCGCGCAAGCTGATCGCGAAGACCAATGCTGAAATCAAGGAGCTGAAAAAGAGTGTCGCCACTCTCGGCCGCCTGTCCGAGCGCGCGGCCTACTGGAGCCGTGGCTTCAAGGACGTGAGGCTCTTCATCATCGAAGACGTCTTGCAGGAGCTAGAGATCAACACGAACGCCGCGCTCGAGGACGTTGGGCTGATCGGATGGCAGGTGAAGTTCGACGTGGAGAAGGAGAACAAGACGGGTGGGACTACACGCGGCCTGAACGTCACAGTCCTTTCGCCGGGGCTGGAGAAGGCCGTCAAGTGGGAGTCTTGGTCAGGGGGTGAGGGGCAGCGCCTTCGCATCGTCGGCGCCCTGGCACTCTCAGAAACCCTCATGAACTACGCCGGGGTCGAGTGCGGTCTCGAGATCCTGGACGAGCCGACGCAACACTTGTCGCCGGAAGGGGTGCGCGATTTGTGCGACTACCTGGCGCAACGCGCTCAGGGACTGCGACGGCAGACCTTCTACGTCGATCACCAGAGCGTTGAGAGCGCGCGCTTCGCATCCGTGCTGACAGTGATTAAAACCCCTACCGGAGCCTCACAAATCGAGGGGTGATCCGAACGGCCAAAATCGGCCATTTTCTGAGGGGCAGGAGAGGGCAGGAGCGGCGTTTGTCCGTTCCGGGACCTGGGACCCCTGCCGGACGGCAAAATGGACCCCCTGCCCCGGAAAACAAGCCACAGCACGGAGATCGGCGGCAGAGACAAAAAAGGCCGGAGCCCCATGCGGAGCCCCGGCCAGTTGAGGAGGAAACGTCCTACACCTTCCGGTGCATCTATAGGTGGTCGCGGCACTCCTGTCGCGGTGAGCGATCAAGCTTGAAGCCTCGGACGTACCAGAGCATGTCAGTGACGGCCTTCGCCATCTCCCGCGTGCGCTTGATGCACTCAGCGCGCGAGGAATGCCAAGACTGATCGGCCCACTGCATTGTGAGGCGATTGTGCTCCTGATAGATGCCGGACGCCTCCACGTAAGGGTAGAAGCGCGACGGCGCGACGGCAGCACCCAAAGCCGCCGCACCAACAATCAGTACAAGATATGCTACGGGGTGCATAAGCATCACCGCTTCGCGTACGAGACGCGGACCTTGTCGTACCAGGCAATCAGCCCTTTGATGCAATCCGACTTCGCGAGCTCCGATCTGCGGAGGTCCGCAACGAGCTTGGCAACGTCTGATCGGGAGAGCTGGCCCTTAGGTAGAAGGATCGGATCGGCACACACCCGATACTTGGCCGGAATATGCGGTAGGATCGTCGCGACCGGGACCTTACCTGTTTCGTTGCACCCGACGAGAATGAGGGCCAACACGGGTGCGGCAACTGACAGCTTCCAGTTCATTTCATTTCTCCGATTGCTTTCAGCTCCTCGGCTGACAGGCAGGAGTCGTCATCCTTGTGCTTGGCGATGATGGCAAGCACTTCCTGGTACTTCTTCTCCGTCTCCTTGGCCTTCTCAGCTTCCTCGGCTGCTTGCTCCTGCTCGAACTCATGTACCGCCGCGAGGGCGTCGTAGTCGTGCTGGAGCTTTGCCTTCTCGGCCTCGAGCTGGGAGATCTGCGCCTTGGCGTTGTCGGAGATAAGACGCGACATACTCCCGGAGCCGTAGGCACCCACGACAAGGACCGCCCCGACGATTGCCGGGATCCACCAGGTGGTCAAACGCCCGGCCCAGTAGGCCAGGAGTCCCGTCACCGCTCCGACTCCTGCCAGCGCGATTGTCGTCCACAGAGAACTCCAAAGGGTTGTGAAAATCGAAAACATGGACTAGTCCTCCTGTCCGATCAGCACGGCCCAGGTAGCAGCGTCGATGACGCCAGTAACCTTGAGCGCGCCAGTTGCTTTCTGGAATGCCTTGACGGCATCTTCCATCTTGGAGTCGAACCTACCCGTCACCGCGATGCCAAGATCACGCTGAGCCTGCTCGACCCAAAATCCACTTGCCCCGAGTTTCAGAATGGGGCGATGCTCCGGCACAATGCTGTCTTCGAAGTTCACGGTCACCAGCTCGTCAAGACCGTCAACGCAGAGAGCGCGCTCACCCCGGCGACGAGCGACGAGTCCGGGCAGGACCCGCCCCTTGGCCTTCACATAGGCGCTGAAGGCGTTGCATGCTCCGTAGCGATCGCCCGCGTTCCAGCGCTTCACAATCGAGGATTTGCAGAAGCCGCCGACTCCGATGTTATAGGTGAGCGAGATCATCGCGACGTAGGTCTTGGTGGGCACAATGTCCGGCTCATTGATGCACTTACGCATCCCGGCTTCATGCCGCGCCAACCCCGAGTCGAGCAGGATCTGCAGGCACTGCTCGCGCGTGAACTTCATTCCGGGCTTCGCGCCCTTGGTCTCGCCCACGCAATAAGTCCAGATGCCGACAGGGTCACGATAAGACTTCGTCACGATACCCTCGTACCCGACAACCGTAAAGATCGCCAGGAGTCCGAGAACCGACGCTGCCCCGCCAGCTGTCTTTAGGCGGGTCTTCTTTTGAGGCAATGACGTCTTCCTACTTGATTTGAGGTTCTTGCGCGGTCAAGCGCCGCTTCTCTTCGGCAATCCAGTTTGGAACAATGTCCGAGCCGTCGCCTTCCATGCGGGAGTAGGTCTTTGCGAAGACCTCAACGGGAGCGGGCTTGCCATCGGCGAGCTGCTCCGGCGTTTGCTGCTCACTGCGCTTTTGCGAGAACAGGATTGCTCCACCTCGCCCGCACTCCATCGGAGACGTGACGATGTGATCTGTCGGCGTAATGTCGAGTGGTGCGCCGCACGCGTTTGGATTGGCGACCGAGCAGATGACTAGAAAGCACTTGATCATGACCTACCCCTTTCCGTGTAGGAACTGCAGTATCTCCACTTTCTCCTCGATGGTTCCACAGACCGCATGGGTATTGTAAGGCGGCTGCAGGAGTGAATGACCCTCGAGTAAATCCTCTTGCCGGGACTTATCGCTATTGAGCGCCAGCGCGAACGCACGGCACTCCTGCTTGTTCTCGAATGTCGGGCCACCCTGCGGGTGAATTGCGACCAGAGAACAATCGCCTGTCGGCATCGAGCAGAAGGCGAACAGAACTACAAGAGCTGTCTTCGGGTCCATTGCGCGCTCCTTACCATGCAGTCGTAATTGCTAGGAACACGATGGCGACTGCCAGGGGCATGAGCCAGGTCGTGTCCTGTCTGATCATACCCTCTTTACGGCTGAACCACGGGTAAAAAATTCGGACGGCACACAAAGCCCCGGCAACGCCAATCAAATTGGCGAGGATCGGCCACCAGACCCAGGTGAAAACCACCGCTCCTTGCTCCGGGTACCCATGCTGAGGTAGCCAAATGATCAGCCAGTTCCACATGCGCGCGAAGGCAGAAGCAACGAAGTACGTGGTGAGCGAGATTGCCGCTTTCGTCTCCGTCGCGCCATAGCCGAGTTCGGACCACGCACGAAGGGTGATATTGGTAAACATGCCAGCAAGGATCAGTGACAGGATGAACCAGCCACCGTGAGTCATTTCATGAAGCAGCATCATAGCCCGGGCCTCCTGTCTTTCTTCGCCTGTTGCATATCAAGGAAACGCAGCATTTGTGCAAGGGCTGTGTTAGACCTCCGCATCTGCTGCCGCGCGAAATCGTGCACCTCCGCATTGCGCGCGGCGGATTGCAATATCTCCAGCCGCTTGAGCTCACGCGCCTTGCTTACATCAACGCCTGTCAAGTAGGACATGAGCTTTGAGAAACTCATTGCTTCAAGCCTCCCTTGTAGATCAGCTCCTTGAGCTTCTCCTGCAAGTCGCGCGTGATCAGCTCAAAGGCGACAGAGTGCCGCGCAATCACTTCCGTGTTTCGGTTCAGCGCATCGAGCACCTTGTCCGAACGCTCCTGCTCGATCTCGTGCCACTTGGACTGCTCTCTTGCAATCCACCTCAGCACGTAGCCGAGAGCAACGCCGAGGAATAGTGCAACGACCCAACCGAGGCCCGCGATGCCCAGGTTGTCGAAAATTGCTGTGATCAGATCGGCGTCAGGCATTTTACCCACCTGGACCAATGATTGTCGGACCACATCGTTGTGGGGGGTGACCTCCAGGAGGCACCGGTGTCTCGTCCAGGGTGGTGCCGAGGTCATACTTCAGATCAACCCAGTCTGGTACGGAGTCCCACTGAACATATTGCCGTATGTGCGTCTCTACTGGCGTAATAACCTCTACGCCTGTAGGAAGGGTCTTCTTCTCCTCCGACTTCTCAGTAAAGGTTCCACAGAAGTAGATGGTACGTATTAAGAATGGGTTGTCGTGCTTGTCGAAGGGTGGGGAGGAAGCGATAATTCTGCCAAGATGATCGGTCGCGTGCTCTACACCATTGCCTACAAACAACCTCTCTTCCACAGCATCTTCGACCACAAGACTAGGTGGCAAGTCTTGCTGATTGTCGCCATTGTCAAGATTGCTAGGAGGCAGCGCAAACGCCAAGTCTGCGGGCCGCCCCCAACGCGTACCCACGTCTGGCTCAGGAGCTGGTCGCTGCTTGGGCTCGGGATCGCCTTCCGTCTGGAAGACAGGGATCGGGATGCGAGGATTAACCCACCTGCTTACATGCGCTGGTCTACCACGGGTAATCATCAGTCAAAAACTCCGGCTGCCCTACTCATAATGTACTTGGTACGACGAACCGGATTACCTAGCTCGCCGAGGTGTCTCTTAGGGAGAGTCTCCGTGAACTCAAGAGTCCAATCAGTGGGCACCAAGAACACCGCCCTACCCATCGTAGGTGCCCACGAGAAGCAGTGTTCTTCTATATGCGCTAGACCGCGAGAGATGTCTAAGGAAGCTGGGATTTCTTTTCTACGCCGGGGTGGGTTATCGTTGTTCTCTTCAATCTCGACCCATAACCCCTTCTGTCCCGGCTGCAGAGTACCGTTTATCAAGCCAGCTGTGGAGAACTCAAAGGAAGCCTCCTTGCCCCATCTAATCCCAACATCGGGATCGACAATCTCACGCTGCTTCGTGGGCGATGTGTTTGACCTCGCCACGACTGGAATGTATTGGCTTAGAACTTGCTCCAAACGTGCCATCTGCTACTCTCGCTCTCCTTCCGCCCGTCCTAGACCGCCTGGCGTTGGACTCGATGGTCGTTTAGTGATCGCTACGTCTAATAGACGCTTGACTAGTATTGTCTTGAAACGTTCAACAACACTTCCATCAGGATAAGACGTGAAGCCGACAATCTCCTGCTGCGCCTCCTCGCCCAAATCAACCTGATACTCATATACCTCCCCGTTCAGTTCCTGTGACCCTCTGCTGTGCTCTATGCTACCATCAGCACCAAAAAAGATGTGCTCGAAGATAGGATTGAACTTGCGGAACTGAGTGAAGTTCGGAGCAGGGATCGTCTCAATACGCGTCTCGAACTTATGCTTGGTAGAATTACGAACGAATGGGAGGGGAGCTCCTGGTACCTCCCCGGTTGTCCCTAACTCAGGGCTCTGAGCCGAGAAGCGGAATTGCGACATCTTACCCCACCGAATACCCACGTTAGGGTCCGGCACGGTCCGCTGCTTGTCAGGCGGCGCGTTTGGCCTCATTGTAACGGGGATGATTTGAGCCAGGACGCCAATAGTCATGTCTACAACTCAATCGTCTTCGGAATCTTCAAATCAGAAACTGTCACGTCGAAATTCGTCTGGAAGGGGCCTCCCGTAAGCGGCCGTAGAACGAGCTCGGCTTCTGTGAAGGCCGCATTGAGCGCTTCGACAGCCGCCGGGATATCCTGGAATGTTGTGTTGAGCACACTCTGCTGCGCGCTCTCACCGTTGAACACCTGAAACGACGTAATGACGTCCTGTGCCTTCAAGTTCAGGAAATTGATCCCATCATCAGGTATTGGTACATCGTCATAACTGTCGTAGGCCATCTCGTCATTGGCCACGCCAATCTGGGCCCCAGTGAATTGCTGATAGTCATTGCCGCAGTACGACGCATCACAGTAGGTACCGGTTCCTGGGTTAATGATAAGTGTGTTTCCCTCCCCGATTGTGCACCCAATGACGATTTTACATCGCTGCTCGCCATCGCCGGTCGCAGTTAAACGGTACTCGATGATCTTACCAATAGCAGAACCATTCGGTAGACGCGGATCGAATACCTGAACGTTCTTCCTACAAGAGAGATTAACACCAGTAGCAAACGGGCATCCGATCTCGATCTCCACTGCGCGAGCACGTGCTAGGAGCTTGGCCCGCGCGAGGAGCATCAGGTATTGAAAGCTTTGATGCCCGCGCGGTGTCTTCATATATGAGTTACGACGCACATCCCCAATCGCCGGCTCGGAGTACTCATCGGTCAAATCTGGCTCGCCGACTGACTTCGTCTGCAGCGTAATTAGAAACTCCTCATCCTCTCCAGGATCCACCACAAGAGCCTGAACGTCCGCTTCCAAGGTGAACGTAACGACTTCGACGCGCTTACGCTTGACATCGTAGTCTACGGGGAAGGTCGGATAGAACTCCCAGATGAAAAACTTGGCCTTGCCCGGAACCTCCAGTACCTGCTGCGCGAGGTCGCCGGCTTCGACAGTAGCTCCACCCGTGATATTACGGACCTTGACAATCTTGGAACGCGATGGACGCCCACTACCATCGGCGCGGCGAAGGCTAATATCAGGCCCGATTGTCCACCCACCACGGAGATTCGAGTTGGCTTTCGGCCAATCGGCTTCAAGCCCCTGACCCGTATAAGACGACACGACTCCGGGCGGCGACCCAGCCGTTTGAAACGCCGCGAGCAGCTCCTTTGTCATATCAAGTGTTCCGACCGCCACTTGATCCCAATTAACGGTGGCCTTGACTGAGACGCGGCGGAGAGGCGGCGCTCCATAGGTGAACCGAAGGTCATCGTAGAAGTGATCACCCGCGTTCAACACGACTGTACCGTCCTCACCAACAGTAATATTACTGGTCGTCAGTACGTGAGTCGTGCGATCAATATGCCAGAGCTCGGAGCGAGCCTCTAGCACAACATCGGGATCAGCGAGTCGGTTTTCATCCAACCAGATTGGGTCGAAGTACGGCAGTGTGCGAAGAGACTCAGCGAGCGCTTCTTTGTCAGCTTCATAAGTAGCTGGTCGTGCAAGGAAGGTCAACCGTACAATCTCGTTCTGGATATCCTCAGGGGAGGCAACCAGGCGACCAAAGAATAGCGCCGTGCCATCCTGCGACAGCCACGCCCACAGCTTGCGCGATGGATCGAGGAGGTTCGCACGCGGGTTGCGGATGTCGATCTGCAGCTGAGCAAAGTCACCCTCGGAGTGCACGATCTCGAACGAGAAGATTTCCTCGTCCTCGACCGAGTGGGTTCCTGCATTGAACGCAGTACCAGGATCTACCCACGCAAAGTAGAACGTCATCAGACTTCCTCAAGCTGAATAGTCCAGCTCACTGCCGCACCCCACTCATCCTCTTCAATCGAGTAGCCGTTCACCCGCATCGTCAATCGTGGGCGATAGAACGTATAATCACCGACCACCCGCGTACTTCCAGGAACTGCAGTCCTAATCGGGTTATTGTCGGCGGTCAGATACGATAGTTCTTGAATACAGTCTACCGTCACTTGTGTGCCGGGCCATGCGAGGAATGGAGCCTGCATATCGGTACAAGTGATCTCTGATCGGAACTTCCGAAAAACGGGGTCCGATACGTCAGCTAAGGCGCCATTCACTGTGCGCGCCAGCTGTGTTGCGGCATCAATAACAGTCAGCGACTGCTTCGCTGCGCGCGTTGAGTATGGTGGGAACTTACTGCTCGAGATCACGAGCTGGTCTGTGCGCGGAGGTAACGACATTACATGACGCCCTTATATAGAGCCAGGGTCACGCTTAAATCTGCCAATGCGTCGCTGGTAGCGTTTGCTGGTGCAAAGACGTCGAGAACGTCGAAAGGTGCAATCTGCTGAGGACTGGTCAGGGAAGCGGTCGCCAGATTGTTAAACGCATCGAATGATAGCGTACCAATCTGTGATCCATTTAGACGAAGCTGACAATTGACGGTATTACTAGGAGGCGTCGGCACATAGCCCGTGATCTGCGCGACAGCATTGTTGAGGTAGAAACTATCAATCGACACCCATCTCCAGATGACTTGACTGGGTGGGATCGTCCCTTCCCGGTAGAAGTCGATTATGTGCTGATGCACCACTGCTGCCCAAACAGTGTTCGCCGCTGAATACTCGAGGATCATTCCGTCAGTCGGAGCGCTTGCCAGAACGTTGCCAATATCCTGCAAGTTAAACGACGACGGGTTAAAGTCCGGTACGGGGAAGAGCAGGAAGTAGAGCGGGTTGCTCTCAGAGTCTACTTCATTCGGGTCGAACTCATATGGGTCCGAAGTGTGATCTCTTAGAACCAAGTAGGTACCGGAGCCGGCGACGAAGACAAGGTCCAACTCGTTATAATCCTCGTCTGCCACCCAGTCACCGCGCCAGTGCAGCATCGCAATGGGGAGCGTGAAGGGACCAAAGACCGACGAGTCTTCCATGACGATGGTCATCTGCGAACCGACGACCGTGATATTTGCGATGTTGTTTGGCGAAACTCCGCTCGTCTCGAGGGTGGTCACTCTCTGGTCTAAGTCGTAGAAGTTGCCATCGACCTGAGCGGCAGAGTTCGGGACCCCTGTACCAGTGCCCCATGCCCCAGTTGTGACGTAGACAATAGCCATGCACGCTTTCTCCTTAGAAGAACCATGTCGGCTTACGGCCAGCCGACTTGATGTTTTCACTCATACTGAACCGCGTGAGCTTTTCTGCAACGTCTCGAGGAGCCAGCAACCCAGTAAGGGACTGACCGCCGATGTTCAGGGTGACAGGAGCAAGCGCCGGAACGGGGCCACCTCCTGCCATCCTGAGGGGAACTGCAACGGGCTTGATCGCTTGCGGACTAACAAGCCCGCCATGCGCGAAGCCTCGGGTGAATATGGACTGAAGCCTTCGCGGGTCTAGGCGCATGGAGTTGAGCAGATAGAATAGGGCATGACCGTACTTGCGGACGGCAGCGGCCCTGATCACCCACTCGCCAGCGGACAGCCGCGCGGGGATGCTATCGGACGTGCTGGAGCCGGGTCCGTAAACGGGACCACCACGCGCGTGACCAGCACCCGCACCCGCCGCCGCTGCTGCTGCCGACGCCGCTGCACGGGCAGCTTCCGCCATATTGCTAAATGCTGCCGCCGCATTGTCCGCTGCCTGCTTCAAAGAGTCCACGTCGGACTTGGCCGCGGTCATCGCAGCAGCGATAGTACTACCAGCCGTTTGTGCGACGGTCCCAAGAGCCGAGAAGGCAGTGCGTGCCAGGTTCACCGCCGTGTTGAATGCTTGGCCGATGGTCTCAGCAACTTGCTGGAACCGTGCCGGTAGCTGAGCAACAATGTTTTGCAGGATGGCGGGAAGCTGCCCGAACGTGTTCTGCGCGATTTGCGGGATCTGCGCTAACGCCGTCTGGAGTGAGGTAACGAGCCCACTGACCGCACCGGAGAAGTCAACGTTGCTGAGTTCGTTGACGGCTTCTTGGAAAGCGCCTGTGATCACCCCGGAGATCGAGGAGAAGTCTGCCGACGAGATCGCGGTGACCAGAGCGTTGACAATATCGGTACCAGAGGTCGATGCCGAACTGACAATCTGGTCGAAGGTCTGTTGCCACTTCTGGAAGAATGGCGTCAGGTCAATACCCGTGACCTTTCCAATCGCGGTAGTGATTTGATTGGAAAAGTTCACCGCCGCCTGATCTAGTGTGGTGAACAGCTGCGAGATACCCGAGCCAGCTTGCGCCGCACTTTCACCGGCTCCTGCCAACTCAGTAGCAACACTGGAGATGCCACCCTGAGCCGCCTGCTGCGCCGAGGTGTCGACTCGCCTGAACGCATCGTCAAGGACCGAGATCGTCTTGTCCTTGTTTCCGACTGCATCAATGGCAGAGTCCATGGTAAGGAAATTCTGCCGGGTGTTTTCGACCTTGCGACCGAGTTCATCGACCGCCTGACCCGCCGCGTTCAATCCGTTCCGTGCAGCATCGCCAGTCGTGCCCAACTGCTGGTTCAGCTTGTCGAGTGATAGCTTGGCGGTGTCCAGGGCTTGGACGAGTGATAGCTTGGCGGTGTCCAGGGCTTGGACGAATGAGCCGACGCCGGGGATGACCGAAACGATATCCTTGAAGACCGATGAAAGGTCGCGGAACGCGCCGACAAGTTGCCGCACAATCGGGAGCTGGTTAGCGAGGTCACCGAGCTTCTGACCGATGCTAACAATGTCGGTAACGATGCCCTTGATGTTGGTGCCGACATTGACCAGCTCCTTTAGCCCGCTGAGCAGCGCACCGCCGATTACATCGGCAAGGGGGATCAGGACCTCACCAAGTCCGGCAATGACTTTCGTCAACGCATCGGCGCCCTCAATAACGGCGGGTGCAAACGCGAGGCCGATGCGGGTCCTGAGCAGCTCGAAGGCCTTACCCGTCCGGTCAAGAGCATCGGAGAGGTTCTCACCAAGCTCCGCCTCGGCAGTCGTAATCGGCCCACCCAGGGCATCGAGTGTCGCGGCGAACTCCGCAAAGCCCTGGCGTCCGTCACGAAGGGTTTGCAGGAGCTGAGGGCCGACGCGACGGGTCAGCGCACTGATGGCAATGGTGAGCTGGTCAGAGGGGTCCTTTGCCCCCTTGATCTTGTCTGCCAGATCCCCAAGAACGTCGCCGAAGTTCCGGGTATTGCCGGAAGCATTCAGCAGATCAATCCCAAGTCGCTGAAATGCGCCAGAGGAACGGGTGCCCGCTTCCCGCGCCTTGTCCGCTTCGTCGGCAATAATGGCGAAGGCGCGCTGCATAGCCTCGGCAGAAGAACCAGACTGCTCCGCCGCAAAGGCGAACTTCTGGAACTCCTCAATCGTAATACCCGATGCGATGGCAGCGTCGCGCAAAGCGGTGGTGGTATTCGCCGCTGACTCAGCAAGCTTGGTCAGAGCAATGCCGATCCCACCCACGGCCCCGACGAAGACCGTCGCCGCCGTGCCAATAGTGCCTAGAGACGTGCCGAGCTCGGACACAATGCTGACGACGCTGCCGAGGGGTCCGGGCATACGCTGGGCAGCGGTAGCGAGATCGGACAGTGACTTGGAAGCATCCGATGCTCCCTTGTCAATCTGCTTCAATCCGCTTCCGCTTCCAGCCTGCTTGGCGGCCTGATCAATCTTGCGGAAAGCTTGCTCGCCAGCAGCCCCGATCTTGTTGAGCTGGGCTTCAACCTGCTCAGCACCAGTCAGGACAATCTGCTGTTCAATTTTCTCGACCATCAGTCGCTCGCCGTGAGGTTACGGAAGTGCTTGGAGTAGATCGCACGAAGGTTGCGCGCGACCTCGCGCACGATCTCAAAGATATGGAACTTCTTGGGGATCGTGACCGAGGCTTTGCCGAAGTACTTGGGCCGCGCGTCCGCGCGCGACAGGAGCAACGGCGCCCCACCGCTCTTCCGGTCGACGCGGAACAGGCCGCCGGGGAAGTCTCGAGCACGAACGCCGAGTGCGTCGCCAGCAAACGGGAGTGGGATCCAGAGCAACGGCTTGCCCTTGATCACTCCGCCGCGTTGGAAGATTGTCCAGTAGGGAACGTCGTGCGAGATGGAGATTGTTGACAGAGTGCGACCAATGGTCACGTCGGCGTGGAGGCCATGCGTCCATCTTGTGGTGGCGCGAATACCGGCTGCAATATCGGCACGACCGCGTTGCAGGATGATCGAAGACGCTTCCCTCAGGGTGAGTTCAATCGTCTGTCGAATACGCGCCTGGGCCCTCTCGAGCCCGTGTCGAAGCTGGGGCCCTAGAGGCTGGCCTTGGAATTGAAACTGTAGGGGCATTACTCGCCTTCGGTTTCCAGCTTCCGGGTAAGTCTCTTTAGCTCCTTGCCGTCACCCGGATTTGCGGCAAGAGCGTTTAGGCTGAGCTGCGTTGCCAGCTCGGCGGAACGCCGACGCCTCGCTAGCTGGAGGAAGCCTGTAAGTCGCCTTGGGGTGTATCGCCAGACTTCGGCTGGCGAGTGGCCGAGCGAGATAAGCTCTTCGACTGCGCGAGCGACTTCGTAACCCGATCCCATCCAGATGCGTCGCCCACGTCGGCGCTTTCGATTAGCCGCATGAGCGTCTGGACGAAAGGGCCAGCACCCCTTGGGAAGGTCAGTCTGATCCCGGCTTCCAGAATGTCGAGCTGCTCCTGAGCAGAGAGGCTCTTCGCGATGGCGATGGCTTCCTTGTTGCCAGGAGCGCCAGTCACCGCCGCAATAGCGAAGGCGACGGCATCAGGAGCCAGCTGCATCATTTCTTCGGCAGAGAGGTCGCCTCTGTCCGACACGGACTTGGCGACGGCAGGGAACTGAGCGAACAGGTGGAAAAGACCTTCTGCCGTCAATCCGACCACCTGGAGTTTGGTACCACGCACTTCGACTTCTTCGAACGCTGGACCAATATCGAGCAAACCAACCATGCAGACGTTCTCCTTACCTTATAGGTCAGGGGCGGCCCGTAGCCGCCCCTGCCATTTTCATACTGCCGACCGTCAGGTCGTAACGTCAGAGCCCTGGAGTGGACCATAAGGCTCCGAGGCTGCGACGGCAGAACCGTTCTCGTTGGTGGCAGTGACCTCGACCTGAATGATCGAGCCCACCTCGCTGCCCGTGAGCGTATAGGTGCTCGCGGTGGCACCGCCAATCGCGACTCCATCGGCCAACCAGCGATAGGCATAAGTGAGCGCCGTGTCGCCGTAGTTGAGCCAGGTGCCGTTGTCTGCCGTGAGCGTGTCGCCGACTGACAACATCGTGTCGAGGTCGGCATCGTTGCTCGTGAAGGAGGGCAGAGCAATGCAGATCGGCGGACCCTCGTTGTTTAGGTTCGTGAGGGTCGCCGTGCCGAACGTGCCATCCACTTCGGCAAGGTTTCCCGTGACCTCCAAATTGCCCCACTCGTCGCTGATCGGATTGAACGAACCCGAGGGCACGAAGTCGACACGGGCGAAGTCATAGTTCCACCGCGGGCCGATCTCGTTGGTGCCGATGAACTTCATCGCACCAGACTTGAGGTTGGAGCCAAAGATCTCGATGGTCGGAACGTCCGGGTCCGTGAGATCGACATCGCCCAAGAGGAACAGGGCCAGGTTGCGCGCGGTCAGCTCTTCCATGACCATGCGGACCGTGCCGCCCTTTTGCAGAACGACGGTCTTGTCCTTGGACTTGACACCCGACATGGACGAAAAGTGATCGAGGGTTTCGAGCGTCGGGCTGAACTCGAACTCCGTCACGTTTCCAATGAAGTGGTAATGCGTATCGCCGTCCGGCTTGAACATCACCACACCCTTACCGACGAAGTAGTTATCGATGTTGGGAGCGAACAAACTGGGCATTTATGCCGTCCTTTCCTTTCGGTTAAGTTGTCGAACCGTCCGGCAAACGGTACGGGTCTAAGACGTAATTGAACGCGAAGTCGAACCGGAGCTGTCCGACTACCGCGGCCCCTGTCTGCATATCGGTCTCTACGCGGAGCAGGGCAACTCCGCCATTTGGACCGCAGATCTGCATGAGCAGTGCATCGTTCGCAACCGCCGAGATGATGGCGTTGCGGAAGGTGGTCAGTTCTTCCGCCACCCCCTCGTTGCCAGGGAGCTTGCGCTCCTCGAGCAACACGAAGATTTGCGGACGGAGTTGCATCAACTGTGGAGCCATGAACTGCCGGCCCCTGCGAAGCATTTGGAAGTCAGCGTTCGCCGCTTCCTCCACGCCATCGAGCAGCACGAAGGCCGGGAGCTGGTCCTTTTGGAGCAGCCCCCTGTCGCGGAATACCGAGTGCTGATCATACCCCAGTTGCAAGGGCACAGCCTCGAGTATCGCGAGCAGCCGCTCGAGGATCATGGTACGCTTGTCGGCCATTACAATCTCGCGACAACTTCCCAATAAAGCACTGTCGTGCCATCGGGAGCCAGAGGGGTCGGCGCGAATACCATCTTGTGCTCGACACCGCCGAGGATGAGACTATCGAGCTGGAAGTCGGGGTCAGGGGTCAGGTTCAGAGCGCTAATCAGAACACGCTTGTCCGTCCGCTCAATCAAACCACCCGCAAAGTCGCGCTCGCTGAACGACAAAATAACAACGCTGCATGACCTGTCAGACCCGGCCCGACGAAGCGCAGCATTGTTCGTACCGCCACCAAAACTCTTAATCTGGCGGTCGACAATGCGCTGCATCCGGGCATAATTAAGTCCCATCAGATCACCACCACCCCGCGCGCGTTCCTATTACGCAGACTGATGAACTGCTGCCCGTAGGACGTGGTGTCGAGCTTCGCCACCTTGTCGAAGTCGGCATACGTCACGGAGATGGCTCCGATTGAGAATGATCGCAGGCCGCCGGAGTCGTAGGCACCCCCACCCACCTGCATGGCATGGGCTGCTAGAAGCAGGATGCCGGTCGCATAGTCGGCTTCAATCCAATTCGTCCCAACCGCGCGTGCAGCGTCGTTGAGCGCGAGCTGGATAAGCTCCTCCTCCGCGTCTTCGAACTCGGGGAACCGAGCCTGGAAGTCGGCAATGGTGGGTGGGGTATATGCCATCGGAACCTCTTAGAGGCTGGCCTGACGCTCGAGTTCGGCTTCAATGATCGAGTTGGCGTGCGCGCCACCCGATACCTTTCCGCCACTGATCTCCATTGCCAGCTTCCGGCGTGCGTTCCAGCCCAGGTTGGGCCAGTCGGCAGGGATCGGGATCGCCTTGCCTGGCTTCTTGCTGTCCTTGACTCCCGACTTCTGCACCTCGGGCTTAGTCGGGGCATCGGCGCCCTGATCACCCTTGATGATGACCACCAGATCGCTGTCGGCGTTCGACAAGAAGTTCGCCATCGTCTCCGTGAGATCGGCTTCCCGCTCCTTGCCGGGGTCAACCATGACGGACTGGCCGTTCTTGTCATGGCACCCCTTGGGCGCTTTGCCCATGTTTCGCAAAACGACTTTCACCACAGGTAGGTTTCCTTTCCTCACTCTAATATGAAAAGGGCGGGACCCAGAGGCCCCGCCCAAATCATACTGTTCTTGTGTGCCGCTACCCTTACGAGTAGAGGTTCACGCCGCTAATACCGTCAACATAACGGACCGCACCCGGACGCCGGATCTCGAGACCGCCGAAGCGGAAGATACCCGGAACGTCGAAGGTGACAGGGCCGGTCTGCCAAACGGGCAGGAAGCGGTGAGGCATCGGGAGATGCGCCTTGAGCACCTGCGGATCGCGGCGGTAGACAATCATGCGGCCAGAGCCGCCGGTGCCGACCGTCTCGAGACCACGGACTGCGCGAACCATGAGAGGCTGCCCGGTCATCGCCGTGTAGACGTTGTACCGCATCAGCCAGTCCATGATCGACATATCCGATGCGCCGTCTGCCGCGCGCGGGGTCGTCGCAATGTACGACAGATCCGCGGGCGAGAGCAGGACGGTGTCGGCCATCTCGATTTGCTTCGAGTTGGTCCAAACGCCGGTCAGGGCATTGTTGACGTCTGCAATGACCTGATCACCCGTCTTGCCAGTCCACAACGTGGTATTGGCAGAGCTGGCAGTGTTCTCGGCAGCGATAATGGTCGTGACTGAGGAGTTGTCAAGCAGACCTTCCCAGAGCACGTCGGCGTCGCCGTTGAGCAGCTTGTCATCGAGGAATTCCTCGTACGCCCGACGAGCCGCTTCCGCACGATCCGAGGACAGGTTGACGCCGACCATCATGGCCTGGCCCAACTCCTCGAGATTGTAACGGTAGCCGATAGCCGCCATCTTGATGCCCTGCTCGAACTTCTCGCGGGTCACGTCGGCCAGCGGGATGTCCTTGGCATTGGCATGGAACCATTCTGCACGACCAACCATGTCGGTCGAGTAGAACGTGACTGACTTGGCCCACTCAGGTGCCGAAGTATCAACAGGGATGAGAGCAGGGTACTGGATATTGGGATACAGGATCTTGACGACCTGCGGCTCAATATACGACGTCTGCTCAATGAGGAAGCCCAGCGCCTGTTGCTGGGCATCCGCAAAGGACATGCGGGGCATGTGGTACTTCCTTTCTTGCAGGAGCTGGGCACGTCCTCCGGGACGGGCCTGGTTACTTATGGAGCGAGAGGCTCAGGCTTAGTTCGGGGGCAGACCGCCGCCGAGCCGCACCAACGCAAGACCATTCGCGCCACCGTTGCTGGTCATGTAGCGCGCGCCCTTGATCGGGCCCGAGCCGCCAGTGTTGGTGAACACACCGGTCGTCGCGTTGTAGTGGACGGGGTCACCGGCCACGACTTCGACAGAGGGCTTGACCCAAATGTCGCCTTCCGTGAGGACGCCGACTTCGTCGCCCTCCGCGAAAGTGTCATTCTGGGACGCGGGCAGGGTGATATCCCTGATCGTGATGCCGACGAAGTCGGCCAGGGCGCCGCCAACGACAATCTGCTTGTCGCTGGTGCCCTGAGAGACTGCCTTGCCGAAGCCGATACCGGCTGCGGTCTCGACAATCTTGGTGTCAGCGTCCCAGTTCGTCTCGTTGCCGACCTGGCCTTCGACAGCCTGGGCAATCCGCTCCGAATAGGAGGTTTGCACTGCGGGCATTTCAGTTTCCTTTCAACAGAGTTTGCAGTGAAGACGTTTCCCGGAGCCGGCTCTGCTTAATACTGAGCTGCGGCAGGGTTCGGAGTACGCCACGCGCTGGTGAGGCGGTGCTCGTACTCGTCGTAGGCCTTCGTCTTGTCCGGGTGCTCGCCGGAGTCGGCGAAGCCCGGCTTGTGAGCAGGCGCGGCGTCGCGAATGGCGGAGCCGAGCTGCTTCGTGCCGTCCGTGGTTGCGGCCAAGGTGTTGAACGCGACGGCAACCTGCTCGTCGGTGTAATCCTTTGCCGTATCACCGAGTTTCGCATTGACCACCTGACGGCGGATCTGCGAGTCGGTTTGACCATCGACCGTGAGCTTGTCGCCGAAGATCGCCTTGGCCTTCCCGATCAGCTCGGCGCGGTCCTTGACGGCAGCGTCCAGCCTGGCAGGAGTGAGCTCGGCGTCCTTGAGTTTGGCCTGCAAGTCGGCAATGGTCGCATCCTTGGCTGCGATGGCAGCGTCCAGCTCGTCCTTCGCCTTCTTATAGGCCTTCTGGTTCTCGTCGGCCTTCTTCTGATCCTCTTCCATTGAAGCCGCTAACTTCGCAACCTTCTCCTGGAGCGAGGACAGGAACTTCTTGAGGTACGAGGCCGAGGCATCGGCCACGACGACCTCAACACCGTCAACGTCGATGGTCTGAGTCTTCAACTCAGGCATATCGTCTTCCTTTCCTGCGTCGCCAATCCTCAAATCCGAACCACCGCGGGCCTTGGCGACAACTGCCAGGTGGTTAGCCTTGATGCCCACTTGCTGAGCATCATATTCCTCGCCATCGGGGGTGTACCCATGACCCCATTTGAGGTCGCAGGTATAGCCCATCGACAGCTCACGCTTGCCGCTTTCAACTGCTTTGATCGCGGCTGCATCCATGAGGACAAGGGGAACTCGCACGAAGTTTTCGCCGAACTCCACCTTGTCCCCGATTTGCCCAACTGCCAATCCCTTCCAGTTCTCGGCAGAAACCATTTCGCTTGGGTGATCTAGTGTGATCGGCTTGTGGGCGAAGGACATAAGTGCTTCCCTGTCGAAGACCTCGGCAGGGGGACGGTAGACCCGGACTACATCGAGGTCCGGCCGCCCGCACTCGAAACCCCGGTAGAGCTGAATACCCGTCCGGGCAACTTTGGCGTATGCAGTGAGATAACCATCGGCGGTCCTCTTCACGCCATCAAGCATCATGGCGTCCGCCATGACACAAGTCGAACCGCCATCGCCGTCATGCTTGATCTTCTGAACCCACATGCCTGCTTCCTTTGCTGGAGCACTGAACTTGCGTCTCACGGCTTGCCATGCCACCGCCGCCGCGCGCGAGGTCGGCGCATCGGGGTGACTGGCAGCGTATTGGTTGTACGCCTTCCGATAGAGCGTCTGTGCGTCGGGAGGCAACACGGAGCGCACGGCCTTCGGTAGAGCCGCGTTCGCGGGGTAATGACGAAGCGCGTCCATGCCGATAGTCGCGGTCTGATCGGCAGGGAAGGACACAATGGAGATCTCGAGGAGATCGGCTTTGAGGATGTGCTTGTCCTCGATCTCCTTGATCATGAAGCCGACGCTGAGCGCGCCAAGGGCCCCATCCTCCATGAGCGCCTTGACCTCTTTGCCGAGTTCGGTCTCGAGGGTGAGTTTACCCCTTACGTAGAGGCCGTCACTCTGGACTCGGATCTCTTGCCACGCACCGACAGGCTTCTGCACGTCATGCTCATAGAGCATCTTGATGCCGCGCACACCGCGCGTCTCAAGGCTGTCGTTGAAGGCGTCCGGCGCAAACGTGTAGCCGTAATTGTCGTCTTCCGTCGCGAAGGTCAGCGCGCGACCTTCGAAGATGCCGTCACCCGTAACGATGAACTTCTCGGCACAGTAGGACGCATAGAGATCGGCGTCCTTGAGATCGGCATCCTTCGCGTGCTGCTTCCACATCCCATAGCAGAAGCCAGCGCGCTCCTTTTGTCCGGGGTGATCGCGCCGCGCCTCAGGGTCGGCCATGCAGCGCGAGATAAAATCGTCCTGGCTCTCACCTGCGTGAGGCTTCGGCATGTCAACACCTGTCCGATTGAATAAGGGGTCAAAGCTACCGCACTCAAGTTGCCCCCACCGCGGTAACTCGTTTGTAGGATTTAGCCTCGGTTCTCCGAGATTGCAAGACCTGAGTTACGCGGAGGCCAAAAATTCAGAACCCATGCTGAGTGCTTCTGCACATCGGCATCCCAGGGGTTCCACCTCCCACAGAAATTGATTAGACGAGCATTCGCGGGCATGGAGCCCTGTCCGCGCAAACTCCGATAGGCGTATATACCGTCACTTTCATCCCACCCTGCGCTCATGCCTTGCCCCCTGATCAGACAGTAGGAAAAATGAGCCTGATCACTGCCAAAATACCCGGCGTTCTTGTGCAGCTTCGGCGAAGCGGCCGGATTGAACCCCTCCCACAAAGTGGCGAGGGTCCCCGCGCGGAACTTCCATAGGGTGCCGTTATAGACGATGGGATGTCGCGCACCCTTCACTTTGAGGCCGAGGAAGTCGGCTCCCTCCTTGAACATGATCGGACGGATATCACCCATGACCAGCACGTCCACGTCAATCGACACGACCCACTCGCCATCGGCGATACCCATCTCGCGGAGTTGGCCGGGCTTGAAGAGCTTGAGACGCCGGAAGCAGCTCGCGCCATGAGGTCCGTGCGGGGCAGGCACGTCGGCGTAATCATTCCACAGTGGAAACGTCTCACACTCGATGCCGCGCGCATCGTCCGTCACACAGATCAACCGGAACGACTCGCCACGCATACCCCAAAGGAGCTGGTCACGAAGCCAGTTGATATGCTGCGCGGTGAACTTCGTGCCCCACTTCCAGCAGATTACGTTGAGCACCGAAGGGCCCTCATGTAGATGCCGTGCAACACAGGATGGCGCTTGCGAAATTGCTCGTGCCAAGGCTTGATTGCACCCGCAGTAAACATGACCCGGCACTCCGGCAGGGGATCAGACCTCGTCGCCAAGGAGTAATGGTAGACCCCGTCCTCCGCATCCCAGGTTGCCTCATTCGGGCAGACGTGGGCAATCCATGCCTGATCGGAACCAATCCAACCGCGCTGTCTTGTGGTGCGGTACGCATGGCACCCGAACTGATCCCAAACCTGTTGCCTTGTCCCTGTCCGGAGCATCCACATGCCTCCGTTATAGGGAGAGCAGCGCCCCTTATTGATACGGAAGTCATGATCGGTCAGGATCGGCGCTAGGTCGCTGACTACAACCGCATCGAGGTCAATGCTTAGTATCGTGCCGGGAAACTCTTGCGCTGCCCACTCACTGAACATGCGAAGACGCCGGTAGGAGTTCGGTTTTGTAGTCGGCTGTGGAGGCTGCACTATAGGCTGCACAATAAGAGGTTTTCGCAAGCGAGGATGCAAGGGCTTATGGTTCAGCCTATGCAAAGGGGGCCGTCGCGCACCGGGTTTTGTGTCAAGGTCGAGGACATTGAACTCAATATCCCAAAGCGGACGAGTCTCGCAAATGAAGCTGCTAGTGTCCGGCAGGTCCGTGAAGCAGACAATCCGAAACGGGATGCTGAGGTTCGCGCGGAGCATGCGCACCATGGCGTTGACATGGGTGTAGTCGTAGACAGGACGCCACCCATTCCAAAGCCAGAGAACTACCGTGAGCGCTTCGTCTTGTACCATTCCACGAACTGCCGGATGCCTTCGTTGAGTTTTGTTGATGGGGCATATCCGCAGAACTCGCGGAGACGTTCGCACTTCTCAGTCGGAATGACGAAGCCTTGTCGGGGTGACAGCTCACCGCGCCGATCAGCCTTGATGCCGGAGTGCTCCTCGAGCGCGGTCAGAATATCGTTCAGGTCGGCGAGATAGTCCTCGGCTACGACTGTATAGACATTGTAGAGACAAGGCCAATCGACGCTGAGGCAGCGCACCACGGTCTCGACCGCATCATCAACGTAGAGGAACGCAACCTTGTAATTGAAGCCGCCGACTGTGACATCAATGGGCTGGCGCGCGAAGAGCTTCTTCACGAGCTGGTGTGCGGCGACATCGGGGCGGCAGTCGGGGCCATAAGTCGAGCCGAAGCGAAGTGCCGTGAAGCCCATCCCGGCCTCATGACAATAGACGTTGCCGCATCGCTCGCCGAACTCCTTGGTGGCTCCATACATCGACTTCGGAAGAGAATTATCCTGTACGAAGGTCGAGCTGGCATAGAGCACTTTGGGTACTCCTGAGATGCGGCACGCTTCCATTAGATTGAAGTATCCAATCAGATTTGCATCTCTGAACTGAAGCGCCGTTTGTGTGCGAAGAGGCACAGAGTACTGCGCCGCGAAGTGCACGACCATATCGGGCTTATTATCGCAAAACAGCTTCACGACCCCGTCATAGTTCGTGAGGTTCAGGTCGTTGAACTCGAATTGCTTGTACTGCGCGAGGTCGGCGATGCGCGGCCCCTTGGGGCTAATCGCATCACGCTCCTTGTCAATGCCGATGACGCGATGCCCCTCCCTCAACAAGCGGACGGCGGTAGCGTGCCCGAGGAACCCGTAGCAGCCGGTGATAAGGATGCCCCCCATCAGTCAATGATCTCCTCTTTAAGGATCTTCCAGAGCTCTAGCAGCTCCTCATGCGTCGGCTCCTGCGACTCAGGGGGAAACTGCAGGCAGTGAAAATGCGTGGCGAAGATTGCCGCCACGGCGCGGCGCGAGATTTTAAGTCTCGGCATAAAAGCTCCTGCCTGGGTTGCAGCGTCCCCGATTGAAAGTTCTCTAAGTCCCTCACGCAAGTGCTCCATACGCACGTCTACCCTGTCACACACTTTTGCCAAGTTCATCCGAAAACTCCTCGCTCCAACTGATCTGCTGTCAGCTCCCAAATATCCGCACCGGGGCGCCCAGACTCGAAGAATACACAATCGGCATACGCCTTTTGCGACCAACCGATTGTCGTCTCCAGAAGTTTCCAGCCCCCGCGCGCCTTCACAACGTCGATGCCGCACCATTTGGTTCCCGTCGCTGTGAAGAACTGATCAGCAAAGGTGAATACGTCCAGCGTCTCACCATCTAGTATTTTCACGGGTTCTGTTTTGCCGGACCCCGATGCAAACGGAACATCGTCACGATTATACCGGCGAAGCATCATCGTATCGTTACCAATCCGGCAGACACGGTAGTCATAGGGATTATCAAGGCAAAACTCCTGCCAGATGATGTACCCCTTTTGAATATGCTCACCCAGCTTGTGTGGTACGCGAAGACCGATAGGACCAAAGGCCTGAGCGATCTCCTTGCGAGCTTCCGCCGCACTCTTGACAAGTCGCACATTACACGAAGCAGACCCCGTTCGCGACTTAGAGATGAACGGGTACGGCAGCGTTCCGACAAACGACTCGGCCTCGGCACGATTGGTAGAGATCAGAGTCCGGGGCATCCACTTGCGGTAGAGACGGGACTGCAGGAGTTTGTCCTCATAGGCTTCCGAGTCTTCGACTGAGGGGATCGTGACGAACCCGGCTTGGCTCAGCTTCATGAGGATCTCTTTCTCCTGATCCATGCGGAAGCCCCCTTGATTGATCCGCATGAAGGCGAAGCAAGGATGCCCTGTCGGCGTTATCGGCGATTGAAATAGGCCCCCACCCCACCCACGCTTCCGAAGCACATCCCACAAGGAGCTTCCCCATGCTCCGCGGTCATTCAAGCACCAAATGACCTTATGCGTTCTTGATGATCCCTTCTCTCTTGGCAACGTATACCTCTCCAAGTAGGACCGCGCCCTTCACTACATCGTCCACGATATTCTTCGGCATGTTGGACTTCTGGAAGAACTCGGCCATAATGAAAAGACGTTTCGATGCTTCCTCGTACTCATGCGCGGGTCTCTTGCGGACCCGCTTGGAAACCTCCTCGGGATCGAGGGTGCGGCCAGTGACCGGATTGCCGTCCGGCCCAAAGAGCGGCTGCGTGATTTTCACCCCATTGACTTTTGTCATTACGCGTCCTCGTCAAAGATCGGCTCATAGTCGCATCGGCAGTTCGGATGCACTGGCAACATACGTGAGGCCGTGTAGATGGTAAAGATCTGGCCGTCAAGGGCCTCGCACTGCGGGCAAACTAGATCGTCTTTTTGCGTCACCCACTCGGCCTTCGGCCATCGCCCCTTCGGCACGTAGTAGACACGAGTGGCGTCTCTGACCTTGCGTTGCGGGTTCGGCACGTACTCAGGAATGATCCTCAAGTTGTGCACGCCGGCTTCCGAGTAGACGTTCAAGCTGGCAGCGTAGTAGGACATGACGGTCTCATATGCCACCACGACCCGCGACCGTGTCATGCCGATGCGCGCCACCCGATCGAGTACGGCCCTATTGACCTTCTCCGGGTCCCACTGGCGCATGGCAGCTTCCGCGATAATGCGCGAGACCTGCGCGAGCATCACGTCGGTCACGTTCTTGAAGCTGTCGAATGTCCGGGAGTACCCTGTCGCCAGGGAGGTCGCATGGATTGGGTCTGTCGAGTCGGCGTCCTTGATACGGGTCCAGACGCCGCGCGTCTTCGCGGCACGGCACTTCATGGTCGCCTTACGCGCTCCATGCGCGTACGAGGCCAGCACGTATACGTCGGACCAGCGCGCGTTCGTCGGCCCCAATACCGTTTGTGCCGTCGCATCGCGGAGCCAAGCCATGAAGGCGTGATATGGATTGTGGTCCCCATACAATCGCGCAAAGGAGATGGAGCTCTCCGATGCGCCCTTGGCTCCAAGCACGTCGAGGCCGAGCAAGGTCCTCGAGACGAGCTTGCGGAGCTTGTCGTAGCGTTCCGTTACCTCGCGGTCGAAGCGCCGCCTGATCTTGAAGGTGCCAGTAGGGTCCCGATCAGGGACCCCATGGTCACCGCACTGATGCTGGTGCACTGACATTGAATGCCTCCAAGAACCGCATCTCGGCTTCATGCGGGGACCAGAACTCGAGCTTGATGCCGAGAGGCTCCAACTGGAAGGGCCAGCCATCGGCCTCCTCTTCGACGTAGCTGTAGCCGGCAGGAGCGGAGAAGGGCTGACCCGGGAGCAGGAACTTCGGCATATTCTGTGCCCGCTCGTCAAGCAGGATGCGCGAGTCGAGCTCCCGGACGATTGGGTGCATCGGCCACTCGAAGCACCACTTCTTCGCCATCATGTGCATGATCCGATCCTCGAGTGCGCGATACTCAGGCATCAAGTCTTTGATAGAACGCGGAATGTCCGACAAGACGGACTCGGAGCTGTCGTGCATCAGGGCGGGATATTTGACGTGTGCAGGGGCACAACGCCATAGGTGCACGCAATGCTCGGCGACGGAGAGGAACCGGAGGCAATGCCCCGCATATCTACATTGCATGGACAGGGCATGCGCCACGTCCTCGATTGTGATCTCGTCCGGCGAAAAGGCGGGCACCCGGAACTTGCGACCAGTCGCCAGTTGTATCCACCCGCAGCCGTCGCCGCGCATGATGCTTTCCTGGCTCATGACTGACTCACAAGGCAGGCGGCTGCTCGAACGCGCGTATAGAGCTGCTCGAGGGTACCGTCATTCACGACTTCCGTGTCAGGCTCGAACTCGAAACGCTCCGAGGCGTGCAGGGTTTTCGTCTCGAAAGGAGAGCCTGCGGGGTCCACTAGATCGGCAGGGACCTTGATGGGGCGCTTGATCATGATGACCTTACCGCCCATCGCACGGATGGCGGCGGCTTCATTCGGGAAGCGCACGTCATCGGCAACGATGCGGTCGGAGCTACAACGAGACTTCCAGACCGACACCCAAAAGTCGGGATGGATCAAATCGCGTCCCCACTCCGTTCCAAGCGTCTGCATCGCATGGCGAGGAGTACGCCCACATAGAAGTGGACAGGGGCTATTCTTGAGATCCCCATCGATCTCCTGCTCAGTCAGTCCGAGGGCGCGCATCATGTCTTTGATGGGGCCCGCGAAACGATTGCGGGTGAACCCGTAGTTGTCGCAAAGATCGAGGGCGGCTGTTGTCTTACCTGCTCCGATCTTACCAGCAAGCCCGATGATCACTTCAGCACCACCTTTTTCTTCAGTGCAGGACGCACGTCAAGCGGGATTATGTCCCCACATACGCAACCGCGGGGGATCGTGACGATCTCACCGCAGTCGATCTTGTCGGGCTCTTCTTCGTCGCCCCTGTCATCCACAACGCC